CAAGTACCAAGCAATAAACACATGCAAGCAACTTGGTAATTGTGGCGTATTGTTTAGTTTTGACAAAGAGCGCCAACGCTACGATGTAACAAATTATAGCTACGAGGATGGTTATCAAATCATACCCAATTACGATGAATACGGAATAGAGATAGCCCGCTCTTTGGCGTACCAAGTAAACGAGAATATTGTAATAGACACATACGACGCGACCAACCATTATCGTTGCACACAAACCGCTAACGGATGGGAGGTTCAATCGGAAAACCACGGCTTTAGTCGTTGTCCGTTGTTACATAAACGAGGAAAGGTGGCTTGGGAATACGCCGAAAGTTCAATTGAAATGTGGGAACTTATGGCGAACATACAAGATATAGCGCTAAAACGCTTTGGAACGTTCGCCTTGGTGTTTACTGGTGAAATGGACACCGATTCGTTTAAACGCGATTCAAGCACGCTTATAATCAATCTTTCAAGTGATACGACAAATGGAAAGCAAGAGGCGAAAGTTTTGGATTTCCCAGAACCGCAAACGATGGATAAGTACCTTAAGACACTTGAGGAAAAAATATCACTATTTTCATCCACGTCTTTTATCACGCCGAAAGACATAACAACATCGAATAGCGGTGGTAACGGTATTGCGCTTGCCATGTCGAACGACTACTCGCTTGCCGTTCAATCCGCCGTTGATTGGCGTAGGTTCATCAATGAAATGGTATACTTGCACCAAGAGGGGCTTGAATTGGAAAACAACGGCACGACGAAATATACCGATGTTCGCATTGGCGCAAAGATTATTCCTTGGTCGCTTGAAACGAACAATACGAAGTTGTTGAACCTTGGCATGGAAGCTCCGTATCTTTCGACGCAGACAATAGTCGAGCGTTGCCCTGATGCTGCACCAGATGAGGTTGATAGAATAATAGCTGAACGTGGTAGCTTGATAAGTCGTAACGACCAAACAATAAGTTCGACGGCTGAAAAGGCTGCATCAATGGCGGCTAATCGAAACGACATCATCCGTGACAACGAGGATAAAATGGAGGTTGAACAAGCAGAAATAAATAGCTAATGGTTATGGGATGGATGGAGTTCTTGTTGGGCGTAGCCACACTAATACTTGGCACGGGATGGTTGTTTACGTACCGCGCATATAAGCGCAAGGCAAACGGCGAGGCAACACAAGCTGAGGCCGATGGGTGGAAAGCGCAGCAAGATGTCTATCAACAAACAATAGAAGACCTTAAGAATACGTGCGAATACATACGGAATGATAGGGATTTGCTAAGAGTTGAGAATGAAAAGCTACGCGAGGAAAACAGCGCTTTGCGTAACAAGATTATCAAGCTTGAAGAGCAAATCAACGAACTTAAGAATGATATTGCGCGGCAAGGTAGACAAATACAATCATTAACAAATGAAAGGAAAAGAAAATGATGGTATTAAGAAAAGGATGTAGAGGAGAAGAAGTCAAGGTGTTACAAAGAGCCTTGCACTTATATGTTGATGGAATATTCGGCGCACTTACCGAGGAAGCCGTCAAGGAGTTCCAACGTGAAAACAACCTCACGATAGACGGCATTGTCGGCGAAAAAACGTGGCAAGCGATAAATGGTGGTCTAATTAAGTCCCGTAGGAACATAAAGGAGATAATCGTCCATTGCTCCGCCACAAAAGAGGGAAAGGACTATACCGTTGGCGACATTACACGGTGGCATAAGCAACGTGGTTTTTCGACGATAGGGTATCATTATGTAGTATACCGCGACGGTGCAATACACCAAGGGCGTGATGTGAATGTTAGTGGCGCGCATTGCACAAACCACAATAGCATATCTATTGGCGTTTGCTACATAGGTGGCCTTGCGTCGGATGGCAAGACACCGAAAGATACGCGAACGGACAAGCAGAAAGCCTCGTTGTTGTCCTTGCTTAAAAGGCTAAAGGCACTTTATCCAAATGCTAAGATATACGGTCATCGGGATTTTGCAATAAAAGCATGCCCGTCGTTTGACGCAACAAAAGAATATCGAAACATTTAGCTCGCGAGAATATATGGCAGTAAGAATAAAACATGTAAAGGGTAACGTTCTACGGTTGCACGTTCCACTCACCGTAAAGATTAAGCGTCTTATAGACGGCGAGATAACGGAGGAAGAAAAGGACTTCATACCAAGTCCTTATTATCCAACGTATATAAACCTCAAAAAAGACGTTGGGTTAACGAAAAGTTATGTTGCCGAGGTGGAAGACAATGTTGCATCTATGCAAGATGACGGCACGTTAACGGTAGGTGAATATCAGGTCGAGGTTAAATGTAACGACGACCTCGGAAACCCATATCGCTACATGGTTCGTGCGGTGATAGAAATTGTTGATGCAACCATCGATGCGGGTATAGAAGCGGGTATAGAGTTCGATAGCGAAGACTATACTCTTGTTGGCGGCGGTGTGTTTATTTCCTATGGCGGTGGCGTGTTTGAACAAATACAAAGCGACTGGGCGGAGGAATTAGACCAAGCGCGTTCGTATATAAGGAACAAACCAGACCTTACGATATACCAAGAGAAAGAAAGCGGCAAAGGGCTTTCGGAAAACGACTTCACAAACGAATATAAAGCAAAACTCGACGGCCTCGTGAATTACGACGACACCGAGTTACGCGGCGTTATCAATACTAAAGTTGACAAGGAAACGGGAAAGGGGTTATCCACAAATGATTTCACGAATGCGGATAAGCAAAAGCTTGATGGCTTAGAAAACTACGATGATAGGTACATCCGTTCCGTGTTAGACGAAAAGGTAGACAAAGAAAATGGAATGGGATTGTCTGCCAACGACTATACGGATGAGGAAAAAAGTAAGCTTGGAACACTTGAAAACTATGATGACACCGCGATTCGTGCCGAAATAACCGCAACGAATAGCCATCTTAAATCAAATTATTACGACAAGAACCATTCGTATAACAAGGATGAGGTAAACGCATTGCTTGCCGCGATGCAAACGTTTAGTTTTGTATATGTTAGTACGTTGCCTCCAGCGTCTATCAATACGACAAAGAAAATCTACCTTGTTCCAAGTGAAACGCAAGTACGTAGAAATATAAAAGACGAATATATAACCATACAAAACGCGGGCGTATATATTTGGGAGAAGATTGGTTCTACGGATATAGACTTAAGCAACTATGCAACGATAACGCAGTTAAATCAAAGCATACAGGATGCGATAAGTGCACTTGCGACCGTAGCAAGCACTGGTTCGTACCTTGACCTTACCGACAAGCCTACCATCCCCACACAACTTTCGCAACTAACCTCCGACTCGACGCATAGGACAGTTACGGACGTAGAAAAGGAAAGATGGGACGGCGGAAGTTTTGAACAAGAGCAAAGCGATTGGAACGAAACGGACAACACGAAAAGTTCTTTCATTAAGAACAAGCCGACGATACCATCAGAAGTAACCGAGTCAACGGTTGCAGGTTGGGGCTTTACGAAGAACACGGGTACTATCACGGGGATTACCATGAATGGTACTTCCAAGGGGACAAGCGGGGTGGTGGACATTGGTACTGTTGTTACTGATGTGTCGGGGAAAGTGGACAAGACGACTACTATCAATGGGAAGGCGCTATCTTCTAATGTGAACCTCTCAGCGGAGGATGTAGGGGCACTGCCTGACACGACGCATATTCCTGTGGTTCCTACCAATGTGAGCGCGTTTAATAATGATGCGGGGTATCTGACACAGCATCAGGATGTCAGCGGTAAAGAGGATAAGGTGGATATTGTTTCTGCAAGCGGGGCTACCTTAACAGCAGAGGTAGGCAAGTACTACACTCTTTCTTCCGTAGGCACGCTGGCTATTACCTTGCCTACTATTGCATCAGGTAACACCAAGGTTCAGACGGTGAGCTTCTATATTTCATCTGGGTCTTCTCCTGCTGTGACCTTCTCTTCTACACATTCCATCTACTACTCTGATGGGTTTGAGATTGCTGCTGATTCTACCTATGAGGTTAGCGCATTGTGGAACGGCATTGGATGGATTATTGGTATGTTGAAATTAGTTGCATCAAGTTAGTAAGGTTATGGGAACACTACTGAACAGGCGAAGGGTGATGGGAGACAGCGGAGAAAGCTATACTGCTTCTTCCTATGTTCAAGACGGATTGATTGGCCAGTATGACGGAATAGAGAATGCTGGTGTAGGTGTTCATGGAAGTCCTGAGCAATGGAAGGATTTGGTTGGTGATAACGACTTGCTGTTGGAGAATATTACATGGGGAGATGATGGCGCAATATATAACGGAAGTAATAGTGTTGCATATTTAAGCGCATTGCCATATTTTGGCACCTTCCAAACTGTAGAGATATGTGCAACGATGACTGGAAGCAATGGCTGGATGACGTTTCAGTTCTCTGGTTCCTACTATATGGGATATAATGGAAGTGGACGCTTAATTGTCGCAACAAAAGGAACAGGTGCGAATGACTATCAAGGCACCCCTTTTGTCCCG